CGTGGAAACGACACCGTGATGGTCGGCGGCATGGACGATCTGGTTGCGGGTGCCGACGAGCGAGAGGAGGAGCACGAGCCTGTTGTTCTTTCGAAGGACCCGCCCGAGCGCCGTGTCGTGGCCGACGTCGAGGACGGGCCGGAAAACGACCAGGACGAGGAGCGCGACGCGCGCCTCGCCTACGACGACTCCGAGCAGGATGACGACTCGTCGCGCGGTGTCTCGCGCCGTCAGCGCCGCAACCGCGCCCGCCGGGAAGTCGTCGCCAGCAGCCAGGCCGAGATCGCCGCGCTGCGGCAGCAGCTCGGCCAGCTCGCGGGCATGGTCGGCCACACGATGCAGGGCCAGGTTGGCGTCGCCTTGCAGACCGTCGAGGGGCAAATCGGGGCCGCGCAGCAGGCGCTCCAGCTTGCCGACGCGGAGCTTGGGCGCGCCGTCGAGAGCCAGAACGGGCAGCGCTTCATCGAGGTCCAGCAGCTCCGTGACGAGGCCATGCGCCGCGTCATGCTCTTGGGCGGCCAGCGACAGCGCCTCATCCAGGAGGCGCAGGGCAGCGGCCAGCAGGCCCCGCAGCCGCAGCGCCAGCAAAGCGGACGCCCCGCGCCCGATCCGAAGGCCGTCAAGCTCAGTCAGGTGTTCATGGACCGGCACGAGTGGTTCGACCCCAACGGCACCGACGAAGACAGCACGCTGGTGAAGGCCATCGACGAGACGCTCGAGGTCGAGGGCTACAACCCCTCGACGCCGATGTACTGGCGCGAGCTGGAGCGTCGTGTGAAGCGGCGCGGCATTGGCGAGTCGTCCGGCGACGACCAGGATCGCGACAATGGCGGCATGCCGCCGACCAACTCCCGCCGCTCGTCGCGCCGGCCGGGCACGAAGGGCTTCAACCTCGATCCCCAGATGCGGGAGCATCTCGAGACCGAAGGCCTGCTCGAGCCGAACCTGGCGAAGGAGGACTTGGCGCGCCGGGACCGCCTGATCCGAGGGTGGCGCGACATGAAAGGCAAGGCCGACCGCGGCGAGCTTCGCAAGACCTGATATTCAGCCTGAGTTAGGAGACGACTATGGCCACCACGACGACTGCCAACGTGCCGCTGAAGCGGCCCCCCGAGGAGCGCCTCGGCCGACACGAGGACCGCGACGCGCCGCACAGCGACGACCGCGGCGACCGCGAGTTCACCAACGCCGACTGGCAGAAGGCCCGCCAGACGACGGACCCCGAGCGCCGCCGGCGCATCCGGGAAATCCTCAACGAGACGATGCTGCCGAACCTGCCGCGCAAGGCCGGCTGGCATCGCTGCTGGGTCTCGACGTCGCACGCCCTGGATACGCCCCAGCGACGTCAGCGCCTGGGCTACCGGTTCGTCCAGCTCGACGATCTTCAGAAGGAGGGCGCGGGCTGGACGGCCAGCGCGGAGTCGATCAAGGACGGAGCCGCCATGGGCGCGGTGCGGTGGCGCGAGATGGTCGGGATGGAAATCCCCGAGGACGAATGGCTCGACATCATGCGCGAGCTGCACCACGACATGCCGCGCGAGATGTCGGCCGGTATCTACGAGGACCTTCAGGCTCTATCGGCGACGGCGCGCGACAAGGGTGGCATCATCGACCTCGACGAGGGCTTCCGCGAGATGCAGAAGTTCGTCAGGGCGCCACGTCAGTTCGAGACGTAGGCGCCAATTTCTCCGTGACCGAAGGCCCCCGAATTCGGGGGCCTTTCTTTTTGCGCAACGACCCCCTTGCAATCTGCCGCCGTTTCAGTACGATCCCGCCTTACGTGGCTCGTGAGAGGCTCGCGGAACGAAAAGGCGTCGCTGCCGGACAAGGGCGTGCGGTGTAATTCGGGAAGCTAGAAGCCGGGACAGCGCGGTCGAAGACGATGCACGCATGGCGTGCGATCTGTCGCGACGTGTTCCAGACATCACCGTACCCACGGAGCCTCCCCATGAGCAGCACCAATTCTCCGTACGGCCTGCGCCCGGTTTCGCATCCGTCCGGCACTATTCGGCAGGTCCAGCAGTTGAGCGGCATTGCCAGCGGCTACGCCACTGCGCTCTACACCGGTACGCCCATCAAGCCGACCACCGATGGCACGATCATCGCGACCGGCACGGGCGCGGACAGCACCATGGGCGTCTTCCAGGGCTGCCAGTTTGCCTCGGCCGGCAAGTATTTCGTCCTGCCGTACTGGCCCGCGTCGCAGACCTACGACAGCACTTCTCCGATGTATGCGTACTACGCGTCGGACAAGGAGATCACCTACGAGGCGCAGTGCGACGGCGCGGTCGCCGCCACGAAGAACTTCGAGACCATCAATCTCGCCAACACTTCGCAGGGCTCGACCTATACCGGGCAGAGCACGCAGGCCCTCACCGCCACCACGACCGGTGCGTCGGCGGGCACGTTCCAGGTCGTCGGCCTTGCGCCGTATGAGGACAATGCCTGGGGCGACGCCTACACCCAGGTTCGCGTCCGCATCTCGACCTACTCGGTGCCGGTCGCCTAGCGCGACCGACGCCTCGTTTTTCGATGGCCCCGTAGCTTCTGCCTTCCGATATAGGAGACCGCCACCATGGCGATGCCGATGAGTTCCACCCAGTTCCGGGTGATTGTCGAACCGATTCTCAACGAGCACTTCGACGGCGTCTACGACCAGCGCAAGGACGAGTACAAGAGCGTCTTCCGCGTCAAGCCGGGCATCAAGCGCGCGTACCATGAGGAGCCGGTGCTGTTCGGCCTCGGCGCCGCCCCGCAGATGGGCGACGGCGGTCCCGTCACCTACAAGAGCGGCGGCGTGCTGTTCGACAAGCGCTACGTCTTCCGCCAGTACGGCGCGGCCTTCGCTCTCACCAAGGTGTTGGTCGAGGACGGCGATCACATCAACCTCGGCAAGATTTATTCCGAGCAGCTCGGCCAGGCGATGGTCGAGACCGAGGAGCTGGCCGCGGCCAACGTCCTCAACTACGCCTTCAACGGCGCCTACCTCGGCGGCGACGGCCAGTCGCTCTGCTCCGCGTCGCATCCGATCATGGGCGGCACGCAGAGCAACTTGCTCACGACCGCCGCTGCGATGTCGCAGACCAGCGTCGAGTCGATGCTGATCCAGATTCGCAAGGCGCAGGACAACGACACGAAGAAGGTTCGCATCACGCCGCAGGATCTGGTGGTCTCGCCGGACAACGAGTTCCAGGCCGAGGTCATCACCAAGTCGGCGCTTCGCACCGGCCAGGCGAACAACGACATCAACCCCGTGATGTCGACGAAAATCCTTCCCAAGGGCTACCAGGTCATCACCCGCCTCACGTCGGCGACGGCCTGGTGGGTTCACACCGACGAGCGCATGGGCCTCCAGTTCATCACCCGCCGCATGGCCGAGAAGAGCATGGAGGGCGACTTCGAGACCGACTCCATGCGCTACAAGGTGACGTCGCGCTGGGACGTGGGCTGGACGAACTTCCGCACCGTGTGGGGCACGCCCGGCGCATAAGCGCCGGACTTCCCGCGTCGTCGTCCCCCGAGATCGAGGAGCTTTCCGATGCCGACCCCCACTGTCACCCGCTGGCCGAACGGCGTTTGCGACGCAACGCAGGACGGCATCTACGCCAACTACGCCGGCATGCGTCCGTTCCGCTACTACAACTGGCTGGAGGATTTTTTCAGCTACACGGCGGCGGATTGGGTCGTGACCGAGACCGACGCCGGTTCCACCGAGGCCATCGTCTCGGGCGCCGGCGGCGTCCTCGCCATCACCAATGTCTCGGCGGGCGCAACCGACGCCGCTCAAATCCAGTGGGCCGGCGGCTCGGGCGCCGTCGTGCTTCCCGCGTTTTGGGACTCGACGAAGGACTTCCTCGTCTACGCCAAGTTCAAGGTCTCCGACGCCACGAACACGGCGCTGCTGGTCGGCCTTGCCTCGGCGGACACGACCGTGGTGGCATCGCTGCCGACCAACGGCATCTACTTCTACAAGGCGAGCGGCGCCACGTCGCTCATCGCCAGCGTCCGCAAGGCCGGCACGTCTAGCAGCGTCACGCTGGGCGCCATGGCCGACGACACCTATGTCGAGGCGGCCCTGCGCTTCAACTCGACGCTCAACACCTGGTCGGCGCTCCTCAACAACGTGCTGATCGGCACGCTGACGACGGACGCCATCTCGCCGACGGCCGGCGTCACGCCCAGCATCGGCCTGCTGAACGCATCGGCCGTGGCGCACGTCTTGTCGGTCGACTTTATGCACATCGCGGTCCAGCGATAGGAGCGCGCCGACCATGTCGGACTTCAGCCTTCGCCAGGTAACGGTCAGCATCTTGGCGGCCAACGTCGCTGCCAACCTGATCGGCGGCCAGCTCGACTACCGTCACGACGGCATGCAGAACCGCCGCATCGTGACGACCCTGGCCAACGGATCGGACAGCGTGCTCATCGAAGGCACGCTCGACGGCACGAACTGGTTCACCATCGGCACCGCGCACACAGGCGCGACGACGCCGTTCATCGACAATCTCTCGGGGCCGTACTACCAGCTCCGAGCGACGAAAACCGGGACCAACGGCGCGGCAACGATTGTTGCCATTGTGTAGGAGCCCTGCGTGGCCCTCTCTGGCAGCAACACCGGCCTTCGGGCCTACACCGCCCAGACGCTCCTCGAGGAGGCCTGCTCGCGCGCCGGCATCCCTCCCGAGCGGCTGACGTCGGAGATCATCGAGAAGGCCCTCGACCAGCTCAATCTCGTCTTCACGAGCCTGCTGAACCGCGGCGTGCAGCTCTGGAAGCGCCAGCAGCTCATCCTGCCGTGCTACCTCAACACCTACACGATGCCGCTGCCGCCAGGCTACAACACGGTCGTGACCCTCAACCGGCGCTCGCTGTTCCGTCAGATCGGGACGCCGTTCAGCGACAACGGTGGCGACGCGACGCTGGCCTTCGACGACGATTTCGAGACGGCCTGCACGCAGACGTCGCCGAACGGTTCCATCGGCTGCCTGTTCCCCGACGGCGTGTCCGTCACGCAGGTCGGGGTGCTTTTCGGCGCCGCCGGCAGCTTTTCGCTCTTCTACGAGTACACGCTCGACGGCACGACGTGGACGGCGCTCGACGCGGCGACGGTCGTCGTCTCGGCCGCTGGCGAGTGGTTCTGGGTCGATCTCAACGGCGGCCCGGCGACCGCGGTCGGTTGGCGCGTGCGCTCGGTGTCGGACGACGCCTTCTCGGCCGAGGAAATCTTTTTCGGCAACACGCCGCAGGAGATCAACCTTGGCGCCTGGAACCTCGACGACTACTCGAACATGCCCAACAAGTCTCAGGGCGGCCAAGTGCTCAACTGGTACCAGCAGCGCAACGTGAGCGGTCCTGTGCTCTACGTCTGGCCGGTCCCGAACAGCCTCGCCAAGTACGACACGCTGGTGATATGGGCGACGCAGTACCTCGACACGGTGCTCCAGATCACCCAGGCGATGGATGTGCCCTTTCGCTGGTACGACGCCATCACGGCGATGATGGCGCGCCGGCTGTGCCGCTCGTTGCAGGAAGCGAAGATGGATCGCTATCCGATGCTGGTTGCCGAGGAGCAGGAGGCCGTGGCACTCGCGGTCGCCGAGGAACGCGACCCCGCGCCGACCAATTACGACATGAACATTTCTCCCTACACCCGGTGAGGAACATGGACTCCGAACCGCGCCAGCCCTCGCGATACTGTGGACTTGCTGCGTCCGAGCGCGCGGGCGATGGCGGCCATCGTTTCGCCGCGGCGGTACAGACATGCAGCTTCCTCGATGCTCCACGTAAGATGTTCCCCCCGATGCTCTCGGCCGTGTTGTGCGGGAGATACCAACTTGAGGTTCTTCAGTCGGTTGTCTGTTTTGTCCCCGTTCTTGTGATGAACGTGTTCCCTCGTCGCGAGGCGCCGACCAAGGTCCCGCTCAACGACAAGTCGGTGCTCGAGCACACGCGAGCCGTCGTCTCGCGTGCTTTCTCGATAGCCCTTAATGCGGTCCTTTCTCTTGAAAACAGCATTCGCGCAGCTTCGGCCGCAAAATACGCGGCGACGGTTTTTCGCCTGCCTATTGGCAATCATGAGATCGCGATGAAACAGGGCGCCGCAATTCTCGCAGCGGAGAGAGACAACTGTTCGGGCCATGCGCGTAGGATAGATGACTTTGATCCCAACTACAACGCGCGAGGCTACTATGCCGGGGCATAGATCATCCAAGCCGTATGGTGGCGGCCGACCGGGGCACCCGACGTCGCGGTATCTCAACACGACTGGGAACACGACGCTGGGGATCGGGGTGTGCCAAAGATGTTGGCTGAAGTTCCCGCTCGGGGAACTTCAAGACGACCCGAACGTGCCCGGTTTCAAGGTCTGTCGCGAGGATACCGATTCGTATGATCCGTATCGTCTCGCCGCGCGGGCGCCGGACGTGATCAAGCTTCCCTTCGTGCGCCCTGACACGCCGCTCGACACGCCGCCAACCCCGCCGTGGGAGGAGTGAGCCCATGCCCGTAGGCGGCGCGACGGCGATGACGTACGACTCCCTGGTGCAGGACATCCAGGACTATCTCGAGCGCGGGCAGGCGAACGACACGACCGTCGTTCGTCAAATCCCGCGCGTCATCAACAACAGCGAGCGCTCGCTGGCCGACCGCCTCAAAATCCAGGGCTACCGCGACGTGCTGGTCGGCGCCATGATGAGCCAGAACCCGACGATCACAAAGCCGAATGGCTGGCGCAACACGGTCTCGATCAACTACGGCACGGGCACGAGCAACAATACCCGCAAGATACTGCGGGCTCGGTCCTATGAGACGATGCGCGCCTACTACCCCGACAACACGGCCTATGGCGAGCCGCTCTTCTACACGGACTACGACTTCAATCACTGGTTCGTGGCGCCGACGCCGGACCTCGCCTATCCTTTCGAGGCCATCGTGTATCGGCTGCCCGACCTGTTGAGCCCGAGCAACCAGCAGAACTACCTGACGCAGTTCACACCATTCCTGCTGCTCTACGAATGCCTGACGGGGATGGAGCCGTTTCTCCGCAACGACTCCCGCATGCCGATGTGGCAGGCTATGAGGGACGAGGAGCTGAAGAACATCAACGCCGAGGAAATCCAGAAAGTCGTCGACCGCGCCCTCGTCCGGTCAGGAGCGTGACGTCATGAGCTTCACCAACATCTTTGGCGGCAACACGATCAACCCGGTCGGCCTGTCCTACGTCGGCTACTCGATCAGTGCCGATCTCGCCCTCGTGTGGCCCTTCGAGGCGTTGGATGGCGAGGCGGTCGCGGCGGACAAGATCGACATCATCGCGACGGCACCCAGTCTGTCGATCTCGATGCCGGACGCGACGCTCGTCAGCGTCGGGCAGGACAATCTGATCAGCAACGTCGGCGTCGAGACCTTCACGGTGCTCGATGCGGACGGCAACACGCTGGGCACGGTGGCCTCGGGCGAGGCGTGGTACTTCTACCTCACCGACGACTCGACGGTGTCGGGCACTTGGCGCGCCTTCCAGTTCGGCGCCGGCACGTCGGCAGCCAACGCGGCGTCGCTCGCAGGCTTCGGACTTCTGGCCGTCGTCACGACGCTCAACCAGAACCTCGTGACGACTTCCCTCAACGCAAGCTACACCGTCGCTGCAAACAATCGCGCCGGCGTCCTGCGCAACGACGGCGGCTCGGTGACATGGACGTTCCCCAGCGCGGCTACTTTGGGCAATGGCTGGTTCGTCTACGTGATCGACGCGGGCAGCGGCATCATCACGCTGACGCCGGCCGGCGGCCAGACCATCGACGGCGGCGCGACCAAGGTCATCAATCCGACCGAGAGCTGTGTCATTTTCAGCGACGGCTCGAACCTTTACTCACTGGGGTACGGCCGATCCATTGTCTCGACGGTGACGGCAACGGCGATCAACGCCGCGGGCACGGGCGACATCGCCCTGACGGCGAACCAGATCGCCGCGCAAGTCCAGGATTTCTCGGGCGCCCTGACCGGCAACCGCACCGTGACCTATGGCACGGGCTCCGGGTATTGGTTCGTCTACAATAACACCACCGGCGCCTACTCGATGACCTACCGGGTCAACGGCATCGACCCCGGCGTGGCCGTGTCTCAGGGCAGCTACTCGATCCTGCGCTCGAACGGCACCAACATGACGGTCGCCTTCACGGCGACGAGCGGCACCGTCACGTCGGTCGGGACCACGACAGGCCAGCTCACGGGCGGCCCGATCACTTCGACCGGCACCCTCGGCCTGGCGACGACCGCCGTGACGCCGGGCACGTACGGCGACGCGGCGACGGTCCCGCAGATCACGGTCGACGCCTACGGGCGCCTGACCGGCGTCGCGTCGGTGCCGATTGCCATCTCAATAGCCGCCGTTGCGGCGTTCTCCTCGGCGCAGCTCCTCGCCAAGATCACCGACCCGACAGGCACGGGCGCGGCGGTCTTCGCCACCAGCCCGACGCTCGTCACACCGATTCTCGGCACGCCGACGTCGGTGACGCTGACGAACGCGACGGGCCTGCCGATCTCGACCGGCGTCTCGGGCCTCGGCACGGGCATCGCCACCTGGCTCGGCGCGCCTTCAAGCGCGAACCTGCTGGCCGCGCTGACCGACAAGACCGGCACGGGCCTCGCGGTATTCGACACGTCCCCGACGCTCGCCGGCACGCCCCTCGCCCCGACTGCGGCGCCAGGGACGAACACGACGCAGATCGCCACCTCGGCCTTCGTCACGGCGGCGGTGGCGGTGGCGACGGCGAAGACCCCCATCGCCAAGGGCTTGTTCAACAGCGTAGGCACCCTGGTCAGCGGGTTCAATATGAACAACGCGACACGCACGGCGACGGGCAAGTTCACGGTCACGATGACCAGCGCCGCGGCGAACGCGACCTACACCGCGCTGGTGTCCGGCGAAGGACCGAGCGCCGCTGGAAACGTCATGCTGTCGGGCATCGATAGTTCGGTTGCGCGCACCACTACGGTTTTTGGCGTGGCGTTCCAGAGAGATAATTCGGGCTTCCAGGACCCCGACCTCTTCGACGTTGTGGTTTTCGCCTAGATGCCTAGCCAGGTCCCCGTCCCCGCTCCGCAGCTCATGCTGTCCAAGCCGGGCATCATGCGCGACGGCACCGACACGTCGAAGAAAAACTACAACGACGGCCAGTGGTCGCGGTTCTACCAGAACCTGCCGCGCAAGATGCTCGGGTATCGCGAGCAGCTCCGCAACGTGCCGGCCATCGTCCGCTGCATCGACCTCTTCGTGAACGACGGCTTCAGCTACCTGAACATGGGGACCGACCTCGGCATCTCGCGGTACGCCCTCGACGACTCGACGGGCGTCAATACTGGCATCGTCGACCGCACACCGTCGTCCTTCGTGGCCAACCCTCAGTTCAACTGGCAGATGGACCATCTCTACGACGTCGGAGATGGCACCACGCTGCTCTTCGCCGTCGCGACGCCGAGCCTCTACCAAATTTCGTCGGCGACGGCCGAGCCGGTCTACGTCGGAGACATCCTTTCGACAGCGGCGCTGACCACGATTCCCATGGCGTCGTTCACGGCATCCATCGGCCCCGCCTCGGCTGTGATGACCGTCACTGCGGTCGGCTACGGCACGATCAGCATCGGGGACGAAATCCACGGCGCGGGTGTCACGGCAGGAACGACTGTCTCGTCGCTGGGCACGGGCACTGGCGGCACCGGGACCTACAATCTCAGCGCGTCGCAGACGGTCGGCAGCACGACGCTGACCACAGGGCCGCGGACGACTTCCGGGGGCGTATGTGCCGTCGCGCCGTACCTGTTTCTTTATGGGCACGACGGCATCGTGCAGTGGTCGGTGCCGGGGCACCCGCACGACTTCACGGGTGCCGGCGCGGGCTCGGCCCGACCCTGGTCCTCGAAGATCGTCAAGGGTATGTCCCTTCGCGGCAATGCCGCGCCGGCCGCCATCTTCTGGGCGCTCGATGCGCTGATCCTGGCGTCGTTCGTCGGCGGCGCGGTGTTCTGGAGCTTCACCACGCTCACGACCGCGGGCTCTATCCTGTCGTCGAGCGGCGTGATCGAGCACAACGGCATCTACTACTGGGCGACGACGAACGGCTTCACAATGTTCAACGGCGTGATGCGCGACATCGACAATCAGTACAACCGCCAATACTTCCTCGACAACCTCAACTTCGCGAACCGCCAGAAGGTCTTCGCCTACAAGGTGCCGCGCTGGAACGAAATCTGGTGGTGCTTCCCCTCGTCGAACGCGGCCGAGTGCGACCGAGCGGTCATCTTCAATTACGCGGGAAACTTCTGGTACGACACGGCGCTGCCGAACGGCGGACGCTCGGCCGGCGTCTTCGACATGATCTACAACTACCCGATCATGGCCGGCGTCTCCCCGAACGCCGACACCAGCAACGGCTACAGCATGTGGCAGCACGAGACAGGTCTCGACGAGGTGAGTGGCACGACGGCGATGAGCAAGGCGATCCCGTCGTGGATCGAGACCAGCGAATTCAATCTCGTCGTGCCGACGCAGCCCGGCCAGAACGGCATGAACCGGGCGTTGGCCTACTCCTACATGGAGCCCGACTTCCAGCAGGTCGGCACGCTCGAGCTGACAGTCGTCACCAAGGCGAGCCCGCAATCGACGCCCATCGTCGATCCGAATGGCCCATACTATCTTGTCGAAAACCCACCGCAGAATGAAATCCTCCAGCCGCTCAAGATCACGGGGCGCCTGACGCGGTTCAAGATCACGAGCAACGAAGTCGGCGGCAACTACGTGTTCGGTTCGCCACTCATCCATGTCGTGCCGAGCGACGGGAGGCTGATGAACTGATGGCGCTAACGACTATTCCCAACCCTATGGGCCTGACGTGGCAGGCGTGGGCCGACACGGTCGTCGGCTTCAACGCCGCGTGCCGCAACCAGGTATCGGCCGACGACGCCTGGGAGGAGTTCGCACAGCGGCTCACGCTGATCGAGCCGAATACCCCGAGGCCCGACTTCTTCGATACGTGGCAGGCGTGGGCGGAAGCCCTGAAACGGACGCTCGAAGTGTGAGCTTGGTAGCCAACCCACCACTTTTTGTCCGCGGAGTACCAACGACTTCAGAAGCTGCGGCGAATTTGTTTCAAGCGGGCCAGCAATATACGCAAGTCCCGCCTGCATTTCGTGGCAGTCGTCGGGCGCAGATTGGGATTCGCGCGCAACGACTACACGACCCTTTTTCCCGTTCCCTGCATGGTGTAGGATCAGGCTCGATCCATCGGCACCGGTAGGCCCCCTCGTGGAGGCTTTGCGCTGGGAACGGCTTCATAGTGAGGCAGGCCGATGTTTGACTTCTCCTCCGCGTCATCCGACCAGGCCCGCGGCAGAGCCGCGCCGGCGCATCCGTTCGGCGGAAACAAAGTCGGCCCGAACGGGCAAGTCGTCCCGGCGTCGCCTGGCGCTCCGGGCCCGACGTCGTCTCTCTCCTCGTCGCCCAACGTGATCAACCGCGTCCTCGCCGCCATGCAGGGTCCGCCGCCGGGCCAGCCGATGGGCGGAATGCCGCCTGGCGCGCCGCCAATGAGTGGGCCGCCAATGAGTGGGCCGCCGCCCGGTGCCCCGCCGATGGGTGGGCCTCCCGTAATGCCGCCTGGTGGGCCGATGCAGGGCCCGCAGCAAGGGCCGCCGTCCGGTGGGCAGCAGGGAGGTCTTCCCCCGCAGCAGTATCTCCAGATGCTCCAGATGGCCGGATTGGGCGGTCCTCAGAATGTGGGGCCGCAGCCCGGTCAGCCGACGGGGGGGATGCGGCCTCAAGGACCGCCCATGCCCCCGCCGCGCATGAGCCCGCTCGCGCAGGGGCCGCAGCGCCCGATGATGGGGCGCGGCGGCTTCCTCCACATGATGCGTGGCGGCTATCCCGCCGATCTCATGATGGGCATACCGCAGCGCCACGCCTTCGCCGACGGCGACTACGTCGAGCCGGACGGCCAGGGCGACGGGCGCAGCGACCACGTCAACGCCAAGCTCTCGCCCGGCGAATATGTGATCGACGCCGAGACCGTGGCTCTCCTCGGCAACGGCAACAACGAGGCCGGCGCTCGAGCGCTCGACAAGTTTCGGGAGGCGATCCGCCAGCAAAAGGGCCGTGCGCTCGCGCGGGGCGACTTCTCGCCCGACGCCAAGGACCCGGAAGCCTACCTGCGGGGGGCCGAATGATCGTCTTCGCCCACTCCCCCGAGGTCGCCCCGGCGACCTGGCAGGCGTCGGCCTTGACGCGCCAGTGGATCGCCGAAGGGTTGGAGCACGAGCACGCGCTCTGCTCCGTCGAAGACATTGAGCGCGGCATCGCCCGCGGCGGGATGCGGCTGTGGGACGTCTTCGACGAGAACGACGCGCACGTCGCTTCGTTCGTCACCGAGGTGGTCAGCGGATCGAAGGGCAAGGCCGTTCATCTGATCGCGCTGGGCGGCGTCCGCATGGAGTCGTGGTTGGCCAGTGTGTCGAAGG